CTGTTTCCATTGTTTCCTCCTTGGGTATATCTCAAGCCTTATCGCTTGATATATTTATTATATCACATTGTGTCTTGTGATGCAAACAAAAAAAGGCCGGGACTCGCCCGGCCTGTAATCACTCTTCCTCGGCGTCTTTCCTCGCTATTTCGATGATCTTGGATACCGCAGCAGCCATGTTCTTGATTCCGTTACGTGAAGCGAACGATGTCACTTGATGCACGAACTCGTCGTACAATTCCATAGGCACCAACCCGAGCATGTCCGAGTTGCAATCATCCACGAACTGTTCAAGTTCTTCGTATTCGCGGGTCAGAAACAAAAACTCCACGTCCTTATACTCGTACTTCACATTCAAACCGTTCAGGTTGATTTGCTGCGGTTCGACGTGCGGTAGGCTGTCCTGATCGAGTCCGCTGAGCAACAAGTCGTCTACGTCGTCCATTTGAGTGACCAGCTGCGCCAGTAGTTTCTCGTCGGCGTGGCCGGTGAGTTCGTTGGCGGCTATCTGCTTCGCCGTTATGGTGGAACGTGTCATAGGCTTCGTGTCCACGATAACCGGGATACGTTGGATACCGGCGCGGGCGGCGGCTCTTGTACGATGATGGCCGGAAACAATACTTATCGGCCCTTCTCCGTTCGGTTGCGAACAGTACGGCAATGACTCCAACATCCCTCGTAGCTTGATGTTCTGGGTCAGTGCGTCGAACTTACGTGGTTCCATGACCTGCGCGTTCAGGTCTTGTTCCTTGAGATTGACCACGTTAACCCACTTGATTACCAAACCGTCGGCTATGGTCATTTCTTGCGACGTGTCGACATCGGCCATTATTTCCTCCTGTTCTCTTTGGCTAGGAACTGTCCGAGAATGTTCCTTAAGCCGATCTCTTCGTGCCAATCGCTCTTATACTGCAATTGGTACTGTCCGTTTTTACGGTCGCGTCTGTCCAGTTTCATCAGTCCGCGAAGTCCCTTGGCTTCGGGGTATCGCGTGTACTCAACGGTTGCCAGCCCATCGCACGCATCGACGAGTATCTGTGTCTTGGGCGTCGCGCAGAGCTGGAACGTGGAACGACGTAACGCTATCATCGTGACCAGCTTCGTAAGCCGATACCGTTCGTGGGATACCCCGAATGCTTGACGCAATACCGCGTAGCGAATCGTGTACATGGGATTAGGCAGACCATATCCGATGATTCCGGCAACGTAACCGTCGATTAGTACGAGAACACACATCGGGCTCACGTTTCCCGATATCCTATGCCGCATCACTTGCAGATACGAGTCTTGGGCCGCGCTATCGCGCAACGGTACGACCTTGATTTCGGAACGTTCGGTAATCTGATGATCTCTGGGCAATATCGGTATCGGTATCTCCGCCGATTTCGACGACGCCACAGTCACCATGTTCCCGCCGACAAGACGTTTGACCTCGTTCGGACGGTTGGAATTCATGTAAATCACACTGTCCAAACCCAGACGCCTAGCGTAGACCGGGCTATCAGTTGCGGCGTTTCCGGGCGTTTGCTGCTGCTGGCAGATCAGCAACGCCTTACGCCCATCGAACAGCTTGCAGAGCTTGGGAATATCGACGGGCGCGTTGAATACGTTGTATTCAGGTTCCGCCCATTGGAATCTCCCCCCGGTATCGAAGAATTTTTCATAAGCTCCCGGATACGTAGGAGGATTGGCGAACACGATGGTGTGCGGGTCATCCATAATGCGTTCCGCATACTTCATCGGGTCGGTGGGCTCGTATCTCAGCCCACCAAGTCTGATCATATTCGCTGCGATTCGCTCCCGTAGCTGTCCGACGTGTTCCGAATCGTTGATGTCAAGATCAGCCAGAAGTTCACGGTAGTAATCGATATCATCGTGCTTGCTGAGACGCATACGGTATTGCGCCATGATTACGGTAGCCGCGTCATCCGCAGCGTTCCCGGAGAGTGGCACTGGAGAACCGTCAATCGTTGCCCGCATTTCGGTGAGAGGCTTACCGCTGTACGCATATCCGAGCGCTGCGGTGTACGCCCACACGTCGCACGCCTCGATTTGCTCCGGTTTCCAGCCGTTCTCCACGGCGACCATGCAGTTTGCGAAGGCTCCGGCGTACAGTTCGACGTATCGCGTATACCCTGACGCGGGTGCCTGTCTAAACAGATTCCCGTTCCAATCACGTTCGGGCTTATCCCAAGTGTTGAGGAACAGTATGGACGGTGAGTTGAAACCTGCCATCAGACCGCCCCCCAAGAGTCGAACTTGGTGCCTCCCAATTCGAGATTGGGCGCTCTATCCGGTGAGCTAGGGGCGGAATAGCAACGGTCATTAGAATAGCACATTTTGATCGGCCTCCAAACCTTTTTGTAATTCCTTGACTTCTTCACCGGTCTTTTCCTGCCACCATTGGGCGAAAATCGTTCGGTGGCACAAGCCTTTTCTTACGTCATCGAAGCATAGAAGCACGATGTCTTTACCGCCGTTGAGTTGCGATATCGTTTCAAGTTCCGTTCTGATGCGGGCGACCCCGTGTGAGTCCAGCATGGCACGATACCGTTCGGTGAATTCTTCGTCGGTTCCTTCCATGAACCATCGGCCCGGCGTCACTGTTTTCGCCGATGCTGCGATTGTGTACGGAAGTCGCCATCGTGGCGAACCGTACGTTATGCGTACCGGTATGCCTTGTGACGGGGTGAAGTCGTGGTATCGGTTTGTGTAAATCTTCATATGCATCCTTTCCATGCGATGTGTGATATAAATATCATATCACACTGTTGGTTCTTGTCGCAAATTGCCCACATTCTTAACTTCGTCTGGGAAGAATTCCATTTCCAAAGCCTCCACACCTCCAGTAGCACCCCAATACGCACGCCTCGCACGCAGAACGGTCGCCACATCGGCGGACATGGAATCGGGAAGCCTATGGGACATCCAATTCGACAGCTTCGCTTCGCTGCGTTGCTCCGGCTTCTGGGCCCTCCAATTAACCGGGGTGGCCAGCCACACGGGGAGAGTCCGCACATACTGCAATGGCGTACCCTCGCACGATTCCACGAAACGCTTCGCCGCCCTCATAAGCGCGTCGGCACCGACTTCATCGAACGCCTGATTAAAGCACTGAATGAATTCGTTTGACACCCTGCATTTCTTCGGCCACAATCCCATAAGCGCTTTAAGGGTGTCCACTGAATGGCAGGTGACTGTGATTTTTTCTTCGCCGCGAGAGTATTGTTCTTGGGTTTTGTTCTTTTGGGTATTGTTCGTCAAAACCTCGTTTTGGGGTAGGTCAAAAGCAGGTTTTGGGGGGTCAAAAGCAGGTTTTGGGGTCGGTACATGGTCATAACCCTGTTTTGGGGTGGGCTTCCACAGCGAGACGTGATACCGGTTGGCCCTGCCATCGGACTTGACCCGTCGGATATATCCAAGTTGTTCAAGCACGTTGAGGCTCTTGGATACCGTGGGCTGTGAGCAACGCGCGATCTTCGCCAGCCGCTCCAAGCTGGGCCAGCATACGCCGGTGTTGTCGGCGTGACGTATCAGCGCCATATACACCAGCAGGTCGTAGCCGCCCAACCGGTCATCATCCACCGCCCAATTCGGCAACATCGAAAAACCCGAGTTCTGTGCTATACTCGTATCGGACATGTTTCCACCTTTCTGTTAGCGCCTCTCTTCCGTTATCTCGGGGAGGCGCTTACTTTATTCCTATTACTATCTTATTTGATCTTGGTGCGCACGGCTCCAGTGCGCATATATATATTATATATGCTACACATGCTACTTGCAATTAATAACAATCTGATGTATAGTTAAACCATGTACGCTAAAGACTACACCGTAACGACGGAGCAGTACGCGGAACGCTGGCACCTCAACATCCAGACCGTCCGCAGATACTGCCGTGAGAAACGACTGCCATACATCAAGGTAGGCAACCGCTACTACTTCAACCCCGACATCACACCACTACCCGTAGGAGCAACGATCGACGATGAATGACCCAAGAATCACACTGCCGATCGCACGCTTGGCGGCAGACCCCGAACGCAAACAGACCCGCAACGGCACCCCCTACATGCTTATCCGAGTCGCCGCCACAGGCGGACACATGGACAAGACCACAAAACAGTGGGTTGACCACGACACCATGTGGGCGACCATATTCGAGTATGACCTGAGACTTGCGGAAACCTACGAACGCATGCTGCGCAAGGGCACACCGGTAAGGGTCGAGGGTGTCCTGAAATGGAAGACCGGCACCGACAACCAAGGACAGCCGCGCACCGACTTCATCATCGAACACGCGACCATCAGCCTCTCCATGCTCAAAGCCAAGAACCAGCAGCCTCAGCAAGACCAGCAGACCGGCAACCAGTGGCCGGGACCGACACGTTCGGCCCGACCAACTCGCTCAACCAGACCGACAACGAATGGGACGTGTTCTAAATGGCAGTGAACGTCACCGAGAAAGACAAGACGCTCAACGAGATTATCGACTGGTGCGAACAGTTAGCAGCGGAAAGCCTGAGACTGGCGAGCGCTCTTCTAAGGCAGCATGACATGGCCGCATACGGTGTCGTGAAGGGACAAATCAACGCATACGAAAAGACAGCCGACCACTGCCGTTCCATACTCGGCTACAGCGGCTCCATGCCGTCCGAGATGCCGAATCAAAGCAAGGACACGAAATGAGCAGGACTGATACCACCGACCCGGACGGTCTGCACTTTTTCCGCGTCAAAAATTCAACGATGCCGGAGAAATGTACGGACTGACCCAAGTCACCACCGATTGAAAGGAATTACCATGACCCGCTATCTCGTAACGGACCAACAACTGCGTCACGCAATACACTCGGCCATAAGAGCTCTGGACCTCAGCAAGCAAGATGAGAATTACACCATCGAATCAACTGCCAAAGTCTCCGATAAAGCTCTAGAATTATTGACCTCATCGAAGACCACCGAATCGGAACAAACCGAGAATCCCAAACAGGCTGCTGGCCGTGAAATCGATACGAGCGAGTACCCATTTATCCAACTAGAGGCAGACGAACTCGTCCGGATGATCTGTGACGCCTACCAAACCGGCGTATTCTCAGGAAAGGAGCAATCATGAAATTCACGAAACGCGCATACGTCAAAGTTTGGCAGAACTACCCAGAAGAAGAACGCGAAGACACCACTATAACCCTCCTAGACCACGAGGACGCGAACGAGCTCAACAGTATCCCGGTAACCCTGCTCTATCTGCTGGAACGTTATGCGTTCGTCAACAGTATGGACGAATTCGACATTCCTGAACACTGCCTTACAGCCGAATCGTTCGACCTCATAGGCTTCGTCAAAACCTACCGGGACATGCTCAGCAAAACCGGCGGCTTCTGGACACCCATGAAGTTCATCACCGCAAGCCCGAAACCCGTAGACGGTATCCCGCCCATCTCGTACCGCCCACGCTGCGGAGCGTTGATCTGGCCGAACACCACACAACGCTGCATCAACGGACAACCCGAAAACGACGCCGAATATTACAAGCGAATTCTCGAAATCCACAAGAACAACCCTGACCCGCTGTTCTGCCACAATTGCGGTCAACACTTCAAACACGTCAGCCAAAACCAACTAGCCTACAAGCACCAAAGCAACCGCACCGACATCCTACGCACACTCAAACTCAAGGCAGAAACACAACCGACGTTCGACTTGACGGAGGTCAACCAATGATAGACGAACCATTCTCGTTCAGCCTGTTTATTCCCGGTATCCCTGCCAGTAAAGGCTCCTACCGTCCAATCACCGGCAGGAGCCGCACCACCAACAAACCCGTCACCCGCCTCATACCAATGGACAAGAAGGAACGCCCGTGGCGCGACCACGTGCGCGACACCATCCTCAGCCACAAACACCCAACCATCCCCCACAACTCATACATCAAAATAGAAACCACGTTCTACCTGCCACGCCCCAAAACCATCCCACCCCACAAACGCAAACACCCCACAGTCAAACCAGACATAGACAAACTCCAACGCGCCCTATACGACGCCATCACCGAAACACACATCTGGCGAGACGACTGCCAGATAACCGACGTAACCAGCCACAAACGATACGCCGACAACACCACCACCGGCGTATCCCTCACAATCACATGGAAGCCAAACCAATGAAAAAACCAAACGAATTCGACTACTTCCGCAACACCACACCCGGCTACAAGCTAGGCCGCATTCTCGGCGGGCTACTCATCACCCTAACCGTACTCCTCACCACCACCGGCACTATCGCCCTACTCAAACTACTCATAACCTACATCCTCGCCTAAAGAAACCATCATGCCCCTCAACCAACACAAAACCGAACTAGCCCTCCAATGGCACCGCAAACACTACAACACCGAATACATCGCCAACCTACTCAACACCACCCCAGAAGAAATACAAACCATCATCAACCAACACCAACACCAAACTAAACCCAAGAAAGAATAAAATACCCCTTATGAGCAACGTAACCAGAGACGCCCACGGACGAATCACCGGCGGCGTAAACAACCCAACAGGTAAAGGCGGTTTCCAAGAACGCCCACAAGACCGCAGCCGTAAGTGGACAAAACGCGGCAGCGTGAAATACAACCTCCAGCAATTCCTTGAACTCACGAACGAGGAACTCGATGAATGGGTGCAGCGTCTGGACGAACTGACACAAGCCGAACAGATCGCCCTTCGTCGTGTTCTTGAATCGAAGAAGGGCAGTGAGAAAGCATTTCGATCCTATCAGGACATCGCCAACCGTACCGAGGGTATGCCCCGCCAACAGGTTGACCAGACGGTGCAGATGTACGAGCCGCCTACGATCAACGTTACAGTGAAGTGAACAAACCCGAGCCTACTATTCTCAATAAGGCTCGGGTTCCCTCGGGTGAAGACCATACTATTGAGAATCGCGCGCACATTATGGAACAAAACGGAACATTCAACCTCGTAATCCCCAAAGCATACGAAGATCTACTGTTCTTCCTCCATGACCGTGACAATCCGCCATACCGCTACTACGACTACAGCGGAGGCCGTTCAAGCGCGAAAAGCACCAGCGTAGCCCTAGCCCTAGCGCTCGAAGCCAGCATGTACCCCACCCGCATCCTATGCACCCGTGAATTCCAGAACAGCATTCAGGAAAGCGTCAAACAGCTCCTAGCGGATATCATCAGCCGCTATGAGCTTCCCGGTTTCACCATCACCCGCGAACAGATAACCCACGTCAACGGCAGTGTGTTCTGGTTCAAGGGCTTGCACGAAGACCCCGAAAGCACGTTGAAAGGCATCGAAGGTGTAGACCGTTGCTGGATAGAGGAAGCCCAGTTCATCACCGACCATAGCCTAGACGTGTTGCTGCCGACCATCCGAAAGAACGGCAGCACCATCATCTTCACACGCAACCCCCTAACCCCGGAAGATGCGATAACCACACGCTTCGTCACACACCCCAGCCAGCTCACCCAACAACGCACCACCCACCATCACACCACATGGCGGGACGCCGAACAGGCCGGAATACTCCCGGAAGAGATTCTGCGACAGGTCGAGGAATCACGAAACAACCCAGACTTCGCCCACATCTGGGAAGGAATGCCCTACGAGAAAACAATCAACCAGATCATAAGCTGGCAGCAACTCACAGACGCGACCGAACGCCAACCTCAAACAGACGGCGGCGTAAGCTTCGGCGTTGACGTGGCCCGATACGGAGCCGACCGAACCGCCGTAGCCATCGTAAAGGGACGCCACCTAGTAGACCTCGTGAGCTGGAGCAAAACCAGTCTCGTCGAAACAGCGGAACGCATAATCACCCTTGCCGGAACACATCATCCAAGCATCATCAACGTGGACGATACCGGCGTGGGCGGAGGAGTAACGGATATTCTCCGCAGCCGAAACCAACCAGTGAACGGCGTCAACTTCGGAGCCAAGCCCAAGCATCCCGACCGCTATCCGGCAGTCAGTTCGGAATTATGGTTCGAGTTTGCCGAACAGCTTTCGGAAATCACCATCAACCCGAATCTGGAACACCGGGCCGAACTGTTTCAGGAACTCAGCACCCGCGAATGGGCAATCAACAACAGAAACCTACGCGAAGTGCAGCGGAAGAAAGACTACAAAACAGAGAATCAGACTGGTAGCCCCGATCTAGCGGATAGCGTCCTTCTCGCCTACTACAAGCCGCTGCAACTTCCATCGTGGGACGTAGCCGTTTGCTAGGTTTAAGCCCTGCACCCCGGTAGACTAGACATAGGGTCTTATGACGAATCGAGGAAAATGTGAGCCTGCTGAACAATCTCCGTGAAGGTTTTATGAGCGCGTTCGACCGTAACCATGCGCCCAGCATGTCCCCCACACCAATGGGCGGGAACATCTGGCAGCCGATGGGCGGCAACACCATCCCCATGCACGACACCTACGACAACGTGTTCCCGTATGTCAACGCCATCGCCCAACGGTTCAGCACGGTAATCCCCTACGCCGTGGACACGAACAACAGGCGCATCGAACCGGCCCCCGCACCGTTGACCGCGCTCTACGCGCCAAACGACACGTATTCGTGCTTGGAATTCCTCAAGATCGTTTGCGCCACCATCCTCACCCAATCTCACTTGGACGTACTTATCTGGACAACTAACGGGCCGGGCGGAGACATTACAGCCGACAACATCATCGGATATACGCTGCTACCGTCGAACAGCCGCCAGTACAATTCTTCTCGCTCGGACTGGTATCATCGCGTTACGATGGACTTGGGCGACGGCGAACGAGTCTACGAATTCTCCCGGGACGAAACCATCGCCCTCAGCTACAGCCAGCATCCAAACGACCCGACGCGCGGCATTGCTCCTGCCATGACGGTGAAGAAGTGGGCGAACGTGGACGATATGATCGCCGACTATGAGCGTGGTTTCTTCGGCAACAACGCTGTACCCGCTGGAATGCTCGGCATCGTATCGGAAAACACCGAGGACTTCCAACGCAACCGCGAACGCCTCGAAAGCACATTCCGAGGCGCAGGCAACAACAACGGAATCGTGTACAACATGATCCCGGTTGACCCTATGACCCATAAGCCCAGCACCACCAGTAAGCTGGTGTGGGTGCCGTTCCAGAACGACAATGGCAGTCTGGACTTGCAGACCGTAAACGACGTGGTAAACAACCGACTGTCGAACGCTCTGGCAGTACCGGACATTATTCGCGGCATCGATAACGGGCAGACCTACGCCAACGCCGAACAGGCCGAACGCGCGTTCATCGAGAATACGTTGAAACCGTTGTGTATGACGGTGTGGGATAAATGGCAATTCGAGCTAGACCGCATCACCGGTGGACTCGGGTATGGCATCACTTTCGACCTCGCTCTGCCTTCCCAAACCGACGTAGAGAAGGTTCAGGCCGACATCCAGAAGGTACGTATTGACTCGCTCACCCAGCTCCTGAACATGGGTGCCAGTCTGGAGTCTGCCGTGGACGCGCTCGGCTTACCCGACTCGTACAAGTGTCTTGACTTGTATCAGCAGGCTCCTACGCTGACTATCCCAGTAGCCGCAAAACGGTATAGCCGTAATATCAAACCGCAGGAAACGGCAACTGAGAAACGCATTCTGCCCGCCACTCGAACCTACGTTGACAGAGTTATCAGGCTCGCCCGTCGCTCTCAGAACAGTTTGCGCGATGATTTGGAAGCTATCGGCGACCAGTGGATTAACGACGTGAAAGATGACCTGATGACCAACCTCGCCGCCTACGCCCGCCGTACCGGCTACGAGTTGGAACAGGTCATTACCGCGTGGACGGAAGTCCACCCCGAAAGCTCCATTGCCGTGGAAATCGAGAACTATACGGCTGATGATTGGCGGCAACTCTACTTCTGGACTGAACTCCCCGACACCGTGCATGAAGCCTACATGGAACACTTGCGAAGCATCGCCAAGTCCACCAGCAAGACCATCACGAACAACGTGCTCGAACTGCTGAACCGTGCCGACGTGGAACAGTGGGACGCCGAACGCCTGCGTGACGAGCTCGAACGCATGGGCAACGATCACGCCAAACTGATTGCCCGCTGCGAAACCGTGCAATCGCAACGGCTCGGCAGTCTCTACAGTGCCCGCAATCTCAGTGAAACGCTCGGCGTCCGACTGTACAAGGTATGGCGTACCAGCGGAGACGAAAAAGTGTGCGAGTTCTGCCGTAACATGGAAGGCAAGCGAATCGCGCTCGATGACACGTATCTGGCTGAAAACGCCAGCGTCGAAATCGGAGACCGCACCTACGTGAACAACTTCGAGAGTATGCAAACCCCGAACGGACACCCCAACTGCCGGTGCTACGAGGATTACGAGGTGGTGGAATCATGACTTACGACATCCATTGCAAACATTGCGGACGGTATCTAGGTTCCTGCGCCCGTGACACGATGGTCACATTGAAGTGTCCGAACTGCAAAGGCTTGTACGTGTACCGCATCGTGCTACTATGGGGGCCAGAACATTAAGCCCATTAAGGACGTTCGACCGCACCACTACCCTACTATTTGAAAGGGCCAAAATGAAGACTCGTAAGAGCTTCGCCAACAGCGGTGCCCCAGAAACCAATGGTCGTACCCTCACCTTCCTTGCCAACAGCGGCAAAGTGATGTGCGACGGACTCACTGTAGATTTGAAGACACTGAAAGCGCCGTTAATCGACGGCACTCTGAAACTGGTGTCTGACCTCACCGAGTCCGACAAACTATCCCTTCCGCTCCTGATCGACCACATGCCCAGTATCGAATGCCAAGCGGGTGCAATCACCCGACTTTGGATGACCGATGATGGGATGATGGCCGAAGCGAAACTCAGCGAGGTAGATCAAGGCGAACGTATCCGCCAGCTTGCCGCCGACGGATGCCTGACCAACAGTTTCAGCATCACCGTTGAATTCAACCAGCGTCCCGGCAAGGACGGTATCATCCACGATGGCGAACTACTGGAAATCAGCGTCGTCTATCGTGGGGCCGACCCAAGGGCCGCTTTCACCGCAATCAACAGCCGCAACAACAAGAATGGAGACACCATGAACCCGGAACTCCTGAAGAAACTGGCGCGTACCATCGCCCAGTTCAAACTCACCCCGGACGAGGCGGAACAGCTCACCGATTCCATCGGTGACATCATGCAGTCCGCTCTCGATGACATCACCGCTGCCATCACCAACCAGAAGGAAGGCGAGGGCGAGGGCGAGGGCACCCCGGCACCGGAAGACCCCGTGCAGGCTTCCAACGGCCGCCAGACCATCATCATCAACAAAGCCAACCACGCCGCCCACCAGTCGGGTACCGTGAAGTTCTCCCACGACCGTAAGACGTGGCTTGACTCCGACGACGCCATGATCGCGTTCGAACGCGCCCTGATCGACACTGACAACAAGGGTGTCGAAGCATTCCATCGTGAGTGGACTGACACCGTGAACCGTAACATGTCGGACACCGCATCGTTCGGCGTTGACCCCACCGACGTGAACAAGTTCATCCCGACTGCGGCAATCACCACAATCGCGGACGCGCTGAACACGCGCGGCTCCGGCCTGTGGAACCTGCTGCGCAAAACCGGCATGGATAGGCTCACCATCGGCGGCAATATCGCCGGTCTGACCGACCAGACCCGTGCTCACGGCTACCCGGTGGCCTCCTACGGCACGAAGAAGAAGGAACAGGCGCTTTCATTCGTGAAGCGTGAGCTTCAGGCCGATTACACCTACAAGTACATCAACCTGAACAAGGGCGATATCCGTCGCACCCAGCGTCCGGGCGCTCTGCTCCGCTACGTGCTTCAGGAACTCCCGAACTACATCGTCCAGACCATCGAACGTCAGATCACGCTCGGCGGTTACACGGACATGGCTCACTTCCGTTCGGTTGTGACCGACGCTGGAGACAACTCGTCCGAGTGGAAGGGCAACCGTTTCGCGCTCTCCTACACCATGACAGATGACACTCCGCTGATGGACTTCGTGCGTGCCTCCCACATGGTTCGCGCTCAGGGCAACAAGGTGCTGCTGTGCAACGCTGACACCGTGGCCGACCTGATGATGTCCGCGAACGCTAACGGCAACACGTACATTGCTCTCGGTGGTGACGATACTCTGGCCCGCGCCCTCGGCGTTAACCAGATCATTACCCCTGAATGGTGGGCGGACACGGACGACACCACCACTATGGGCGTCATCATGTCCGCGTCTCACTACGCGGTGGTTGGCGATACCTCCATCGAAGCTTTCACCAACTTTGCGCTGTCCACTAACACCAACGAGTATCTTCAGGAGATTTACGCTGGTGGCGGTCTGGACGCGGAGAAGTCCGCCGTGGTCATCAAGCCGAAGGGCAAATGAGGTGATCTGCCGTGACGATTAAACAGGTTCGACTCGTTAAGACGGACTCTCGTAACCCGGTTCAAGACATCGCCGAACTAGCGGTGTTCGACGCTTCGGATAATCCCGTTGACCCTCTGGCCCCCCTTGATGATGGCAGCGTGACGACCGCGAAGCTGGCTAACAATGCTGTAACCGCGACCAAGATCGCGAGCGGCGTTCTGCCGACCAACGCGACCAAGGAAAAGGCCGGTCTGGTCAAGCAGGCCGCGCACGTTAACGACCCAGCTGGCGAAACTCCGACTAAAGTCGAGTTTATCGCGCTCCGTAACGCCTTGGTCGCAGCCGGGCAGATGGCGTCCGCCTGACACGCTACCCTAAACAGTAGCGGGACTGCACCGCAAAGGCCCTATCTCCTACAATGGGAGGTAGGGCCTAACTTATTTTCCCGGAAGGAGCGATCATGGACATCGACGCAAGCGTAATCGATCAAGTGGGAGAGACGATCTACGCGCGATGGAAGGACGCCGCGCTCGCAGACCTCGCCAACATCATATGCCAAAAAACCTTAACCCAGCTTACAGATGATTACGTGGGAATTGTCGTAGGAGATGGCCGCCACATAGCGTTACTGGCATGGTATTCGGATGTGACCAACGTGCAGACCACCGACGGTGTGAAGCTCGATTTTCATGTGAACTACGATATGGGCGACGGGTGGACGCCAGAAACCAAATACGCCAACTGCCTGACAATCGCGCAACGTCTTAATGTCGGCACGGCAATAACCGTGACCGGAACGCACGGGTTCGCCAAGCTCCCAGCACCATTATCTTCAGTATTGGCGGCTGTTATAGAGGCAGACCAGAACGTTCTTGAACAGACAGACCGCATCACGTCGAAGAGCATCGAGGATGTGAGCGTGAGCTACGCAACGATCAACGGAACGGCTATGGAACGTGCGTTGACCCCGTACCAGTCGCTTATAAGCCAGTGGAGCCTATGCCGGAACGGCGTCCAGACTGGTGGCATTCTCTCCATGCCTCGCAAGCATCATCAATTACCGTGGTGGTTGAACGCTCAGGATTACATGGGGGGTGACTACGCTTATGGCAACGTTCTGTGACCCGTTCCGCTTGTTCCCGAACCAAGTCCAGACAGCGACGCTTTGGCGGTACACGGCTCCCGGTCTGCCTAACGAACGACTGGCCGACTTGCAGGTGATTGTGAAGCATTCCACCCAGTCCGACCAGCCGACCGAATACGGTTCGCGTATCAGCATCCGACGCTTCCATATTCAAACGGACACGGTTCCCGAGAACTTGCGGGAAAACATGGAACTATGGCCCGACCTCATGCTGGAACTCTCCGATGGCAGGGTATACCAAGTCACGCAAGCCAGTCGAGGCGATGACATGGACATGGGGGAAACCCGGTTCATCACCGTGTACGGGAACCCGTATGGAAGGGACAGTCTATGAGCTACCGGTTACAGTTGTCCGCTGATTGGGCGCGCAAACTCTCCACCCAACAGTTGAACAAGGGCGGCGTGAGAATGATGACGGACATCCTCAAGATGGCACGTCAGAACGCTCCCGTACTCACCGGCGCTTTGCGTAACAGCGGACGCTTCCAACAACTTTCCACAATGAAGTGGCGTATCACGTTCGGCAACAGTCGCGTGCCTTACGCTCGTATCCGCGAACACACGAACCGGTTGCACCCAAACACGGTACGCTACCTCCAGCGAGCGCGGAACACTGCCGCTAGCCGTGCTAAATCATATTTCAACCTAGGATAGGAACGCCCATCATGATTGATCTAGCCATGTGCATGACCCTCCAGAACGAGGGTTTCGGCACTTACGGAAAGACATTGTTCTTCGGCACCAGCCCAGTACTGGACACGGGTAGCGTCACGAACGCTGAAGGAATCTGGGTCAACGCGAACACGGTTGACATCAACGGCGACCTATACACCGATCAGCTCACGATCAGCAGCCGCTACTTCGACGTGATCGAACAAGGCCGTCTGATGCTCCGGCTCCTGCACTTCGTCAACAATCGTCTGCATAAGTATTGCCGAATGACATGCAACCCCATAGCTGATATAGACTTTGTATCAATTCGCGTGCATCCGGCGACCGCCATCGACATGGACGCCATCGACGGGGAAGGACGCTGGGTGAAAAGCATCCGGTTCAACGTGGATTACAAACTCGACCCGGCAACGGTAGAATAGGAACCGTCCATTAGTCGCCGCGTGTGCAGTCCCGCCCGACGAAAGGACATTACAATGGCCTCCTACCCCCTGATTGGCAAAAAGACCGTCTACATCGACGATATGGTGATCTCCCCAGACTACGTGCAGGACGAAGCCGGTAGCATCACTCTGACTCCCGGCACTACCGAGGTTGCTTCGCAGTCCGGCACTATTAACGTGCCGAACGGTTCCTACGAGGAAATGAGTTTTGAGCTGAACATTATCTGTCCGAGCGTTCGCTACCTCGGCATGCTGTTTCCGGAACTGTACCATAATGCGAAGTTCAAGCGCGTTATCTCCGGTTCGCTGTCCGAGACTGGTCAGGTGCGTTTCGGCGGCAACGAATGTATTTCCAACACTCCGCGTGACATCATTATCCATAACGTGTGCGATGGCCATTCATCGGCGCAGGACTTCCGTATCCCGCAGGCGCTAACCAGCGTAGGCGGCGAGTTCACCGTGAGCCTGTCCGACCCGTTCGTGGTCACACTGTCCGGCTCGATGACTCCCGGTGCAAACGGTGCCGTGGTCATGGGCGAGCTTGATCTGGATAACCCATCGTACTACGACGAAGATTCCGGCACCATCAAGACGGAGAACGTTCAGGTCGCCGCGCTTACCGCGTCCCCGGCGAACATTTCCGGCAAGGTCGGCGGTCATGTGACTGTGAATGTGATGGCGTCTCCGAATGGTGCGACTGGTACCATCACCGCCACTGTAGCTGAAACTGCTAAGGCTGTCGCTACGGACAACGGGGACGGTACTTGGGATATTCAGTTTAAGCAGACTGGTACGGGTACTGTCACGTTCAAGGCTGGCACTGTTCAAACCGTGGTTAACTTCAATGTCGCCGCTAGTTGAGCATAAGTAACGCCCGTCACCGTAGCTGGCACGGTCGGGTGGCGGGCGCGTGATAGAGAAGTTTCCGAAGGGGAATAATCCCATGATATCACACGAATGGAGCAACAATGACTACCCCTGTTTTGAGCATCGACACCCGAGAAGCGTTCCGCACCCTCACCGTGAAAATCGACGGCACCGTGTACACCATGCGACCGCTCGGCTCGAAGGATATGCTCACGATCTTGGATAATGCGGAGACAATTGACAAGCTGAGCGCTGGTGTGGCTAACCGTGAGACCTTGGAAACCGCTGAAAAGATTATCTTCCCGCTGGTTGAATCGCTTATGAGTCCAGCCGATAAATTCTCCGTGTGGGCTTCACAGACCCGTAAGCGTAGCGACCTTGCCTATCAGCGTGCCATGACCGCGTTGTGCGGGCTTATGGCGAAGAACGTCACGGTTGACATCAAAGGCGAATAAATGAGGTCGTGGGATAGTCTGCTCACTCCCGCCGAACGGGAGGCGATGAAGGATTACAAGCAGAAGGAGGCGTCCAGCAAGCCGCTTCCGAGCGTTCATATCCTCGCCGAGCTTGGTGATTTGTATGGGTGGCAGGCTATCCGCGACGTGCTGGAAAACAACGTGTCTCCTTCCCTGATGATGAAACTGCTCAGGGAAGGACGCCGTATCCGACGGCGGCGACTGGCGGAACAATACCTCATGACGTTCGACTGTATCGCCGCCGCGTTCAGCAAGCACGGCGACCGCAATATTAACACGATTATCGAAAAACTCGGGAAGGACGTGTGATGGCAGACTCGACACTGACCCTAGACGCCGAGATCAACACCGGCGATTGGAACGCTGGCGTAAAGGATATTCAATCGGGTAGCCGTCAGATCGAAGAGTCGGCGCGACATGCTGATGAAGCGTTTGGGAACGTTGATAAATCTTCAAGCAAGTCTTCCAGCGGGTTAGGGAAGTTCGGTGCCGCCGCCGGTGCCGTTGGCGGTCTTGTTTCCTCGGGTATCGGAATGGCTGTGGACGCCATCGGTGATCTTACCGGAGACATTATCGAAGCCTCCGACTCTGCGGACAAGTTCAAAAGCACGCTGAACTTCGCAGGACTGGATACCGGGACTATTGACGCGCTCACAGCCAGCACTCAGGCATACGCCGACCAGACGGTTTACAGCATCAGCGATATCCGTAACGTGACCGCACAGCTTGCCGCGAACGGAGTACAGGGCTTCGACAAACTAGCCGAGGCGGCAGGTAATTTGAACGCTGTCGCCGGTGGTAACGCGGAAACTTTTAGCTCCGTTGGTATGGTGCTTACGCAGACCGCTGGCGCGGGCAAGCTCACCACGGAAAACTGGAACCAGCTAGCCGACGCCATCCCCGGTGCTTCCGGCAAGCTTCAAGAGGCGATGTTGAAGAACGGCGCTTACACTGGGAACTTCCGCGACGCGATGGAGAAAGGCGAGATCAGCGCGGAGGAATTCAACCAAGCCATAATGGACTTGGGTATGACCGACGCCGCGAAAGAAGCCGCTACCAGCACTAGCACTATCGAAGGTGCGATGGGTAATCTGGAAGCGTCTGTTGTCGGCGTGGGTACGACGATTCTTGACCAGTTCAAAGGCCCGTTGACCTCCGGTATCAGCATGTTGGCGCAGAGAATCAGCGGACTTAGCGGCGTGTTTACGGGACTAGTGCAGACTATCGGCCCGATTCTCTCACAAATCGGCACAACGTTCCAGACAGCGTTTCAACCAGTTGTGGGAATGGTGCAATCTCAGTTGCTTCCGTCACTCAAGCCGCTTATGAGTGCCTTACAGAATATCGGCAATGCCGTCATGCCTGCAATCCAGCCCATCGCATCAGGGTTAGCTACCGTGGTGAGCATCATCGTGCAAACTATGAGTGTCATCTCAACTGCCGTAACGCCGGTGATTAATAACATCGCCTCGTCGATTCAGACGGTGCTTCCGGCACTCCAGCCGCTAATGAGTGCCTTACAGAATCTCGGTAATGCCATCATGCCTATTATCACGGCCGCAATCCAGACCATTGCACCAGTGTTGTCTACCATCGTGAGCAACATCGGGCAAACCATGAGCGTTATCGCGACTGCTGTAACGCCGGTGATTAATAACATCGCTGCGTTGATTCAGGCCGTGCTACCCGCCATCCAATCAGCGTTCCAAATCTGGGGCACTTACATTCAAGGCGTCATCAACGAGGTGTTCCCATTCATCCAGACGGTTATCACATCCGTTATGAACGTTATCAACGCGATAATCACCACCGTATTGGCAGCGATTAACGGCGACTGGTCTGGAGTATGGGAAGGAATCAAGAATATCGCTTCCAGCGTTTGGAACGGCATCCAAAGTATCGTTTCCGGTGCCATCAATGCAGTGTCAAGCGTCATCTCAAGCGTGCTGAACGGTATCAGCGGTATTTTCAGCAATGTGTGGAACGGCATCAAGGGCGCGGTAAGCAGTGCATGGAGTGGCATCACCAGTGCTGTCAGCAGTGGTGTAAGCTCGATGATGAATTTCATCACCAGTATCCCAAGCCGTATCATGGGCGTGTTCAGCGGAGCCGGATCATGGTTGCTGAGCGCTGGACAGAACATTATTCAAGGTTTGATTAACGGTATCAAGAACGCCATCGGCGGAGCCATCTCAGCAGTCAAAGACGCTGTTGGCGGTATTATCGACGGTGCCAAGAGCCTGCTGGGTATCGCGTCCCCGTCTAAGGTGTTCGATCGTGAGATCGGTCGGATGATTCCGGCTGGTCTTGGCCGTGGCGTATCTGAGAACGAGCGTGCGGCCACTCGCCCGGTGGAAGAAATGGTGAACTCTCTTCTACCATCGTCCATGGTGACGCCCCTGCCAGTCGTGTCTAGCCCGGTGCCTGTGAACATGAACAGTGGCCCGCGTGTGAGCGCGCCTATCACGGTGAACGCGCTTGACCCGAACGCGGCCGCTCAAGAGACTGTGAGGGTGATTAATTTCCATTACGTGTGACAAGCCGCGCGGGTAGACTGAGGGTATGGCTATCTTTACCCTTGACCCGCGCGACATTCGCCTGACCCTGAACGGGTTCCCCTTGTATGGGACTGACTCGTATGGGTGTGAGTGGCACGTAACGTTTCAGAACGTTTCGGGATTGTTCGACGGTGTTGGTTCGACCTTGCAGACCAAGGACAAAGCATGGTCGGATGGCTGGTTTAGCAATATTCCAGTGGCTCAGGGTCGCTCGATCAGTGTCGAGGGTCATATTATCGGCAAATGCACGGAAAACTGTATCAACGCTTGGGATGCGTTCAAACGTTCGTTCAATATCACCAGTCAATCGCTTGTCGTGGAGTTGGGGAACATCAGCCGTCAGGTGCAGGTCATGCAATCGTCTTCCGCTCCGCTGGTGGAGTGGGCTGGTGTGAACATTCTCAAATTCAGTATCGGATTGACCTCTTTGAACTCGTATCTTTACGATACTCAGTCAGTGAGCGGAAAAACCGGGTTCCCGCACACTCAGGGCGGTATGACGTTCCCGTATCATTTTGAGGATATGGATGCGGGCAGTGAATCAACGTGGGTGTGGGCTGAAACAACCGTGTCAGGTAGCGTGCGGCTCACGAACACGGGTAGTGCTCCGAGTCCGGTGACAATTCGTATCGATGGGCCTGTGGTCAATCCGCAGGTTGAGCATAGTCCGAATGGGCATATCATGGCGTTCGATCTCAGTTTGGGTGAGGGTCATTACATTCTTATCAACGGTGCCACTCATGAGATTCTTATAGATGGCACCGACCCGGCACGTGGCAGTGTGACCAGACGAGAATGGAGCTACGCGGAGGTAGGTGAGAACATCTGGATGTTCAACGCCGAGGAACCATCTGATAACGCGCGTATGACGGTCACGTTCAACCCTGCTTACATCTAAGGAGGTGCCGGATGTCTTTTATCTCCAACCGATTGCCGCAGTCGAACGGCTTATACTCGGACACTGCGCGTTTATTGTGGCAGCGTTCCGGCTTGCAGTTCGTCGCCGTCACGTTGAACGACGGCACGGTGATAGCCGAACTCCCCGACCTGCAATTAACCCACCTGACGTACCGTTTCGAGGAAACAACCAGCGAAACAGCCACGCTCCCGTGGCGCAACGCTCCCCGCAATTGGGATGAAGCCACCACACCGTATCAGGTCGCCATACTCCTGTTGCGCGAATCTACCGTGTTGTGGGGCGGTATCGTGGTCAAACGCGAGCGTGCAATGCGCGGAGACGGATTAACGCTGACGTTGGCAACCGTCGAACACTATCTCGATAACGTGTACGTGCAGGATCATACTTATACGAATCGTGACCAGTGCGAGATCGTGGAAGACCTCGTAACCACCACGCTTAAAAACCACCGTTTCAATCTCGTTGTCGAAGCGTCCCCGAGTAGCATTAAACGTGACCGCACATATGAGGCGGAAAGCGACAAGACCCTGCTAAGCGTGCTTCAAGAGCTGGCCAACGTGCTGAACGGGCCGGAATGGTGTACATCATGGCGTGCCATCAACGACGGGCATTATGAACCTGTGATGACGGTAGCCGACCATATCGGCTCCACCACGCCAAGCACCACGTTCGATGAAAGCGTTATGACCATGTTTACTCTGCTGGAGGATTACACGAAAGGGTACGGTGCTAACGCGGTCATGGCGGTGAGTACGGCGGACGCGGGCGGCCGTCCGCAATCCGATTGGATGATCGCAAACCAGCCCAACCGGCCCATGCTGGAATATGTGTTCCAGCCGTCAACCAGCATCACGAACAAGGCGACGCTGAACGAACACGCCAAGGCCTCGTTGTTGCAGATGCAGAACGGTACCCAGACCATCACAATGGGGCTGAGCCTTCTGTCAGCTCCAATGGTGTACGAAGAGTGGAAACCGGGCGACCTCATATCGTGGACAGTGGAAGAAGACGCCGAGCATTTCCCCGACCATAATCACGGTACCGCCCGTATCATCGGGTACGAGATAGATTTTAGTCAGGCGTGGACCATCACACCTATATTGCAGCAGGAGGATGATAATGCCGAGCAAATTCAAGTTCAGTCTCGATAGCGCGGACTCTACAGCCCGCCAGTTCTCGGACATTAAACGCCAGTTACAAGAGTTGCCGCCGAGCATCGTCAACAGCGTTAAGCCTATGGTCGATCAGATCACGGATATATATGAGGAAGTGCAGACGCTGACGAATAATCTTGATCAGCGTGTGCAGGAAAGTATCACCCGCAACAGTTACACCCGTTCCGAGATTGACGTTAAAACTCAGACGTGGAACTGGGGGGTATTGGCTCCCAATCGTGGGGGTACGGGTACCACCAACGCTTATAACAATGTGTTTTCTTCAGGCACTTGGCGCGCGGTGTGGGTGTTGTCTGACGGCACTATGGGCACGGCTCAGTCGATTCGTGCGGCGAAAACCGATATCGTAGACGCCGACGACTACATTCCCGTTGACGCTCTCCGCAAAGTAAAGTGGCGCGTCTATCGAATGAAGGATGACAAGAACCAGAATCTTGATGATGCTCGGCCGTTGGTCGGTATGATCGCCGACGATTTGGACGAAAACGGGCTGGGGTTCTTCTGCGAATACGATGCAGACGGCACTCTGACGGGCATCAACTATCCCATGCTTGGTGTGGCGGCGCTCCGACTCTCTCAACAGGTAGCGGATGAATTGGACGCGCTCAAAGCTAAGGTGGAAGCTCTATCCACCGACGAAGATAAAATAGGTGTAGACGATTCGGAGGATTGATTATGGCTATCATCATGCACCCGCTTACCGCGAAGAACGGTTCCCCGAAGTACACGGCGAACGATTACAGGCAGGCCATCAACCCTCTATTATTGCCGTCCGATGGTAGCGCGTTCAACGGGTTGTCTGGCATCCGTTACGGTTCTCCGAGTCCGCTGGTCACGGTGAGCGGCCTGACCGTTACCGTCAAGGCCCATTGCGGTACCGTCAGCCCGTGGGATGGCCTCGGCGCGTACACCTACGCCATCACCACCAATACGACGGTGCAACTCGCAGACTCCACCAACAGTTACAAGATCGCTGTTACCGTGGAAGACCCGTCTCAGTCGCATGGTACGACTCCGCGCGGCAAGATCGAAGTGTTCACCGCTGGCACGCCTGACTCGAATATCAATGGTCTGGTGATTGCCAAGATTAACGCCGGTGTCGCGTCTGATGCGGCCCCGATTATTCGTAATAACACTGTTTTGATGGCGCGTGATCTTGAACAGCTTAACACTATTGCCGCGATGGATGGGCAGGAGGCTGTGACTATTGCCGATAATGCCCCTTATGTCAGAAACGGTGGAATGTGGAAACAGAAGAACGTTGTGATCAACCCATATGCTGTAACAACTTTCACTAGATCAGACGGGCAATTGCAAGTAAACAACGGCCTGACGTTAATGCGGATGACGCTTATACATAACGACTTCGACAGCGTATCCATCATGAACGATGGTAACGGAGCGAACGTAACTAACCTACCCGTAGGCGATTACGCCGTCTACCTTACACTGCCATTGTCGAGTGACGCCGGATGGCTGAATCTCAATATCGGTGGCAGCAGTGGAATAACGAATTTAGGCCCGAGTATAAGCGAACAATTAACGGGAGGGAACGGGTTTACCCGATTGAATTTGGCCACGATGCTGAGAATAACTCAGACGAACACGAAGATACGGGTTTTCACAAACAATAACGTTTCCGGTATCATGCGTGAAAAAGGGCTCATGTTCATAACCCGGCTAGGCTAGTCATTATCTCCGGCCAGTTCCTCAAGCGATGCAATACGGTCGCGTAGATCATCGGGCAACGACGGTTTAGGATGATTCTCCAAAAATTCAGGATCGATAATCTCGCAGAACTTCGACAGCCAGTGCCCCAACGCACGAATATAACCCGTCTCCAAGTCGATCGTGTATTGCAACGCATCCCGGTTCTTGATTAGCGCGTTTATTTTCTGGTCTTGGGCATCGATCTGCCGTTTCATCTCACCTTGAGCGGAAACTAGCGCCTGATACGCGCGGGTCAGGTCTGACCTACGGTTAGCTGCCCATGTTATAATGCCTCCGAGTGCTACGCCGCCTACGCCGATGATTGCCGTGAGAATTTCCATCATGATTTCATCTTAGACCGTGAAGATAATATCCATTATCATGAACAGTGGAACATGGGATGATGTCGTTTATCATGTAAAGACGGCAATTGGGGGATGTGGATTAACTTTGGATGGTAACTACCACGGCACAATTTCAGCAGGCCCCGTATATGACACCCAATACGTGTTCCGCCCATTGGGGAGCTTCGTTATCCAGATTCCGAGTAATGTAGCGGTGCGTGCGGAAGGTGGTACGCCGGTGTAATCCGGTTCGGTCGGCGTATTACCGCGCGAATCCTATAAGAGAATTGACTCGCAACGGAGTATTGGCCTTCAGCGCGGAACTGAGACTAAGCAGGATGTTGTTGTTCTGCCTCATGGCTCCGTTAATCCATATGCTAGTAGTGTTCCAGTCTCCGTTCATGACGCTAATGCACGGGCTGTTAAGATTTCCAGTGATGCCGTGTTCTTGCGCGAGGGTTTCCAATTCGCCCGGGGAGTATAGTACGGGATTCGACGTGTCGGTCGATGGTCGGATGACCTTGGAGTTGGCGAAGACAATCATTTCCTGCGGTGTGTCGGACGACTCCCATGCGCCGTCGTTTCTGACATAAGGGGCATTATCGGTGATAATAATATCGATTCGTTTTTGATGATAAAATGAGCATATGAGACGTTTCAAACGGTGCATGATCATTATCATGTCGCTCTCTGTCGTCTCGTTGATAGTCCACGTCCTGATAACGGCCTAAGCCGTTTTATGCATGGCGTGGCTGTTCTACATAATCAGCTTATAGGAGGAGTTTCGATGGCTTTGAACGGTATCGACATTAGCAATTGGCAGGCTGGTATCGACTTGTCTGCCGTACCGTGTGATTTCGTCATCAGCAAGGCGACGGAGGGATGCTGGTACGTGTCGGCGGATTGCGCTCGACAGGTGGAACAGGCGTTAAGTCTGGGAAAGTGCGTGGGCGTATACCATTACGCCAACAGTGGTGATGCTGTTTCCGAAGCTGACTTTTTCGTGAACAATTGCGCGAATTGGGTCGGCAAGGTCGTATGGTGTTTGGACTGGGAGGCACAGGGTAACGGACTGTTCGGGTCTGGCGCGTCTGCTCAGCAGTGGATTAGGTCGTTCTGTGACCGCGTGTACGAGCGTACAGGCTCCCAGCCTATCGTCTACGTGGGAGCGTCCATGCTTAACGATGCTCAGAATATTGGAGATCGTGGATTGTGGGTAGCTCAGTACGCGAATATGGACGCTACTGGGTATCAGGATACGCCGTGGAACGAGGGCGCATATGCGTGCGCGATCCGCCAGTATTCGGGCAATGGTCGTCTGCCCGGATATTCAGGCAGTCTTGACCTTGACAAGTTCTATGGTGATGTGAACGCTTGGAATGCTTATAAGGCGGGTCATTCGAGTGTGACCAACGTGCCGACCCCTTCCGCTCCTGCTCCGTCTACTCCCGCGTCTGACACGTACACTGTGCGCTCTGGTGACACGCTGAGTGGTATCGCGTCGATGTATGGGACTAGCTGGCAGGTGCTGGCGCAGATTAATAATCTGTCTGACCCGAATCTGATTTATCCGGGTCAGGTGCTGAATATCAATGGCACTGCCAATACGGTTCAGCCCGGTAGCGGCACGTATACGGTGCAGTCGGGGGACACGCTGAGCGGTATCGCAGCCAAGTACGGGACTTCATGGCAGACCATCCAGCAGATTAACGGCATTGCCGACCCTAATCTGATTTATCCGGGTCAGGTGTTGAAGCTGCCGGGCGGCGCACCGTCACCGTCTGTTACGACGTACACTATCCAGCCCGGTGACACGTTGAGTGGTATCGCCGCCCAGTATGGTACCAGTGTTTCCAATCTGGTGGCGTTGAACGGTATCGCCAACCCTGACGTGATCTACGCGGGCCAGACAATTCGCATCAAGTAGACTATTCGATAGGAGGTTTGTCATGAATATGAATACTGGTGATCCGACCACTGAGACAGCGGTCGCCAATGAGATGCCGGACGGTAATGATAATTACGTGCCGACGTTCAACGCCGCGACTCGTAAGTGGGCGTATCTTGTTTCCGGTCTAATCGGTATCGCCGGTGCGGTGCTGAGTTTCGTGAGTGCCGTGCCGGACATGCCGTCGTGGGTGGCTGTGCTGGGTGGCGCTTTCGCTCTGGTCGGCTCCGGCGTGGCTGGAATGTTCGGCGTCCACTACGCAGGCATCTCCAAGTGAGGTAATGCTGACAATCGCATTGCTTGAAGTCAATCAAGCAATCATGCAAGGAGCATAACCAATGTTCGAAACATTCCAAACCCTCATCAACGCCGGAGGCTACGACCTCGCTGACTTCACCGAGCGCATCAAGACCATGTACGTGATGGGCGAACTCACCGAGGATGAGATGAAACAGCTACTCGAACAGGCGCAGGATAACGCCAAGCCCGACGATTCCTACGCCCCATTGGCCGACCGTGTGAAGGCCCTCGAGGAATGGGAGACGACCATCGAGGAGCGTTTAAGCAAGCTGGAATCAGGTTCATCGACCGACCCCGGCGAACCCGAGAAACCCGGCGACAAATGGCCGGAATACAAGCAGCCGACCGGTGCGCACGACGCCTACCGCGTAGGCGACAAAATCACCTACAACGGGAAGCACTACACGTGCGTGTTGGACGGGTGCGTGTGGCCTCCGGACACCTACCCGCAGGGGTGGCAGGAAGAGGCATGACCCGCATCTACACTGGCACCTCCAAGTGATAGACTGGGGTTGCTCCTTTCGAGCGATGGTGTGATGACCGAATGAACTAGCCCGGCACTGGTCTTGACGACTGGTGCCGGGCTATTCTTTCTTTTTTCAGTTGTTCAAGAGGAATTTTCGATTTCGGTATTCGCTGAACACTGGAACGTCTTCTGGGTGATCGTTGTAGGCGCTGACCAGCCACCCCTTCTCGTATGATTCCTTGGGGTGGGCGTGGATGCGTGCGTGGCATCCCATAGTACCCGAGCCGCAGACGGTAATAAGATTGCTGGGTAGGTTCAGTCCTTCCCAAGCGTGTGAGCGCATACGCCGGTGATGCAGATTAAAAGCGGAGGCGCTTAATGTTCTCCCACAGATGAAGCATCTGCCGTGGTCTCGGTGGAACACTTTCATACGGGTTTCGATATCAGGGTCTGTTTTGCTCACTCGGATACTCCTTCGCAGTGGAAGAAGTACAAGGTTATCGGGGAGACGAGTTTGAAGAAATATTGCCTATCGGTGTCTGTCTTGCATTCATGAATGGCCGTGATCTTAACGCCTTCAACGCTGCCCAGAACGTCGTAGAGTTTGAGGAACGCTTTGGCGTCTTTAATCCCGATTTGACCGAACGTGAGTTCCTGTCCGAGTCCTTGGGTGTCGATGATTTCCTGTGCTTGGGGGGTTTTCTGCAAGAGGCTGATGATCGAGGTCAGATAGTTGATGGTTTCCATTGTTGCTCCTTTGGTGTGATGATGATGATTGGATTAATCGTGCAAGGTTCTAGTCTTTGGTCAGGATGTCATAGCCGAGGTGTTCGGCCAACCGTAACCGGTATTGCTTTTGCGGTTTACGGCGTCCGGTTTCCCACATGGCTATTACGTTTGGGCTGGCGACGCCGATTCGTTCGGCTAGTTCCGCTTGTGAATACCCGTGTCGTAGACGCCAGTATTTGATGCACTGGCCGATGGTCACCCTGTCGCTGATAGTCGCGTAGTCAACTGGGATGTTGCCGATGTTCTGTCGTGTGAAGAACTGGCCGGTCTGGCTGTCCTGTTCCACGGTGACTTCTTGACCGTTGATTACTGTATTGATTTTGTTTTGCTTGCGCATGTTTCACCTCCATACGATGTGTGATATACAGACGATATCACATTGTTTCTGTTTCGCCAAACAGCTCGCTAATGGCTTCGCGCCCATCGTCAGTCAGCGCGAACCGCCAGCAATGACGGTGCCGACTGTTCACACCATCCCGATCGACACGGCACACATGACCGGAACGCTCAAGCTCGATCATGCGCGTCCTCAATCCCTGCGGAGTATCGTCATACTTCGCTAAAACCGCCATACGTTCGATTTCCTCATGGGTAAGCGGACGCTTAGCCACCCAAAGAATCAACAGCACATGAACCTGTTGTCTGCTGAACATTACGCCACCGCCGTTTCAGCCGAGTGGCGGAGGAATGAGGCCATGCCAGCGGCCACAATCCACCCGGCCGCCCACTTGACTCCGAACCGTACCCCGTTGATCTTGGCTGCCATCGCCCACACCGGAAGCGACACCCACGGGCTGAGACACCAGCCGCAATAGGCGAGTTCTCCGAGACTGTCCACGTAATCCTTGGCCCACGTGGGGAGCGAGTTGGACAGGCTCTCGGTCTTTACGGTCAGCTTGCGGCGGAGCGCGGAGAACATATAGCCGGGGCCGGGAGAGAGCTGTACGACAGTGGTCGCGTATCCCGCCGTGATTCCAGCCGAAAGCACGGCAGTCCACCAATTGCCATTAGTCTTCATCGGTTTTCCTTTCCTCGTGGCGACGCCAGCAGTGATACCGCTTGTCGTAATCCGCGTACAGGCTTTCGTAGAGTTGTTTCGCCTCGTTGGTGGCTTCGTCGTGGTCGAACCCGTGCTGTTGCAAGACGTATTGAGCGGCACCGACCCAAATGGAGCGTCGAACGTGCTGATACCAACGGTCAAACAGTTTGCCGCACACCTTGTCATGCTTGTTGTCTCCGAGAAAGTCGGCAACGCTCTCCACCACGAACTTCCGCAGAGTGTTCGCGGTGATATGGTTACGGTCGAACAGTTCCAGCACGTCGCTGGTTAAAATGTTATTCTTCATTGGGTTCCTCCTCTTCTTCTTCGGTTTCGTCGTCGTCCGCTAGGTAATCGTCAAGGCTGATGTCTTGCGGTTTGAAGTAAATCAATCCGTCCAGCAAGATCATCGGGTAACGCACAGTTACCCCTTGGTCTTTGGCGATTGTGCGTATCGTCCGGGCGGTGGGGCTGCCCGACGATACGATGCGGAGCCTACGGCCCATCTGTTGGGCGTACACGTGGCACGTCATCAGATAAACGGCGCTCTGCCGCTTGCATGTGGGGCATCCGTCAAATAGTGCGAACATGTCCGGGCTTTCCAGAATGGTTGCGGTCTTCATCAGAACGTCACCCCCAGAGCGTCGGCCAGCACATCGGAGATATGGAGCGTGGTCAACTGGCAACGCTTATGGTTTTCGATCTTTTCGGTGATGTCCTTACGGTACACGGGGATGACCTGATGGTTTGCAGTTCCGACCACGCGCGGGTCAAACATCGAGAAATACAGGACTTCCAGCGAATCGCACACGACGAAGTATTGCAGCACCTGCGCCTTATACTGGTCGGGGATGAAGTCGAAGCCGGTCGCCTTGGAGTCCAGAGTGTACTCGGGCAATACCTGTTCAATGACGTTCACCAGTTCGGGTTTCAGGTTAACGATATGAGATCGCATGGCGTCCGTGTGCATCATCCACGGTACTACCGTCTGCAAATGGTAGGCTGAGCCGAGCGACTTGCATTCGATGGCCCACGTCGGCTTCTCAGTGTTCTCGTAGGCGTCTGGACTACATGCGATACGGTTGTCGTCGTCACTCTCCCAGATACCGCAATCGGGGACGCAATCGACGGGGTTGAAGCCAAGCGTTTTGAGCGTGATCCGAATGTTCTCGGGTTCGAGACGGTGGCCGCGTTCCATCGGAGGTTCACCGTCCGCTGGTTCTGCCCACAGTTCCGCTAGGAACTTCCAGAAGTCCACGCCGACCTTAAGCCGCTTGTTCTTGGCTTCGGCGTCCACGATCTTCTCATCGTAGTTCTGGGCCTTCGTGTAATACTCGTTGGCTTTGTCTGGCGTCTTCGCCTTCTTCGCTTGTTCCAACGCCTTGTCTCGGTACTCTTTAAGTTTCTCTACGTCGGTCTGAGCGTAGTGTTCCAAGGCGAGTCCGCCGCTTTTGGTGCCGGTGATACGGCCCACTCGTTCATCGAGCCATGCCTCGGTTTCGTTGGCTTGTGATACGTTGATGATCTTCATTGTGGTTGTCCTTTCGGTTGGGTGTGGGCGGGTGACGAGTCCCGCCCACAAATATCAGTTATGCAAAGCGGGGAGCGTACTGGTGGATTACGGTGCGAATCTCCTTGAACAGATTCCACTCGGTCTCTTGGATGATGGACTCGGGGCAGTCGATGAAATCGATCGCTTCAGAGTATTCCATGCATCCGTCCGTGTAGATCGGATCGTCGGGTTCCGCCCATCAGAAGATAGAAAACAGAAAGACGTGGTTTTCCGCGTCATCGGTGACTCGGGTGCGCAGTTGGGTATCGGTGAACGTGATAATCGCCGTATCATACGGTTTTTGTTCCGATTCATAATGGAGGCTGCTGACTTTATCGAAGTCAAACTCACACTGGTTGATGACGGCGGAAAGGTTGAAGTCGTTCATTGTAACTCCTTGGGTTATATATCAAGCCGTTTGCGATATATATAATATATCACATGTGGTGGGACTAGTCAATCAGCGACACGCAGGGGGGCATGTCCCAGCACCCTAGTAGGACGTGGATAATCAACGGTGATTGATGGGCGTGATTGATAGGCTCACGCACAAAAGCCCGGAATATAAGAGGGGGACTACTTACGTTCCCCTTTCATGCCTCGCTTTCGCAGTCGGAAAGGTCAATGTCAAAGCAACGCGCAATATAATCGAAGTTCTCACGCTGCTCATCAGCCGTCAACGCCCGAACGAGATTATCCAGCAGCGTTTCCGCGCCGAGCGAGTCAAGCAGCTTGTCGAAGGCAAGTTCGTTGTCAAACATTTCAGATACTCCATTCCAGCTCCCTTATTAGAACAAGAGGGCTTATAAATCGGTTTGTTTTAAGCAAAATCCCAAAAGTGCGCCAACGCGAAAGGCCACTTACATTCGGTTGACGGCGTTCATCAGACTGTTCAGGTCGGTTTGCGTGAGTTCCTTCCATCCCCTGACCCGACGTTTCAGAGTGCCGTTGATGAAGTCTCCTCGATCCGCGGATGTGATATTGTGCGCCTCCATAGCCTTGACCAGATCGGTGTACTGTTCGGCGCTGATCGCACGGTCTGCGGTCTCGTAACGCTGCTTGGCATACGCTCCGTCGTCGTCCTTGTCGGGGAAGATGTCCAACACTGCGTAGAGACTATAGCGGCGAGCGTAAGTGATCGCGCTACCGACCTGCTGGGGGTCGCCGGTCACGAAGAACGGATAGGAGCAGACCACCATCTGGTCTGTATCATCGAAAATGATGGTTTCCACTGTTCCGATGGCCTGTCGCGTTTCTCCCGTGTTGTCGAACGTGACGCGCTGGCTGAATGCCAGACCGTACTTCTCGAAAACCGGTTTGATGGTTTTGAGTATCGTGGCGAGGTTGAGATACTTGTAAGTCCGGTTGCCTGCCTGTGCGGTTTCGTCGGTGACGAAGTTGGGGACTTCGTTGAGGATTTTCATGAACTTTGTGTAGATGTTGTTTTCCATGTGTACTCCTTGGGGTATAAGGTCAAGCCGTTTGCGATATATATAATATATCACATGTGGTGAGATTAGGCAATCAGCGACACGCAGGGACAGGTTCCAGCGCCCTAGTAGGACGTGCTAGGACGAGTGTCTAGGACGCCATAACTGGCGAGATAATGCCAATTAGGACGCTAGGACGCTAGGACATGTATTAAGTCAGATTGGCCATGCCTCGCCGTTCGTCAAATACACGTTATCCGCGCCCCAGTTGTCGAACTGGTCATCCAGAAGCCCGTCCAGCATTGGCATCCCGCCGAGATTGTACGCTTTCACGAAGGCTTCGAGGCGGTCTGGTTGATTGCCTTCAAGCACGTACATGGGGCGCGCCCACTCGGGCTTCCCGTTACGTTCCTCATAGTCCCGGAATGCTTGCTTGTACACGTCGGCGTCAACGTATCCGTAATCTCCGATACGCCAGATATCGTCCGTCTCGGTGTATGTGTCGAAGTCGCGGCATTCGGGGATTAGACTGGTGTCGATGCTGTGAATCATGTCGCGGGCCTGTTCGACGGTGAGATTTCTAACTGTTTCCATTGTTTCCTCCTTGGGTATATCTCAAGCCTTATCGCTTGATATATTTATTATATCACATTGTGTCTTGTGATGCAAACAAAAAAAG